TAACTGTAATTATAGTATCTTCAAAAATAACTTGGTATGCAATTGGAGAACTAAATGGTGTTACAATCCATAATAGAGAATTTATTGTAAATTCTTGGGGTAATGCTTGATATAATTTAACTAATATTGTTGGGGCATCAGGGTTTTGATTATCTAAAACAATATTATTAGCAATAACTAATTTATTATTCCCAAAGTTTAAATAAAAATCTATAAAATATGGGGAATTGTTTCTCTCTTGAATAAATCCAAGAGTTTGATCTATCATATTCTGTATTCCTAAAGAAATACTATCTAATCTTAATTCAGTTCTATCTGAGGATATTTCTGAAATAAAAAGATTTTGAGTATTAGAACCTACTCTATTGTTTAAAAAACAATAATATGGGTTGTATTCTCCTTGATCTAACCCTAAATCTAGTAATGTTTTTTCTGGGTCAATAAGAATTTCATTAATAATAGCACTTCCTGAAATTAATTGGGATTGGTTTCGGAAGGTATAGTTTGTAAAATTATAATTTGCATCGATAATATTTTTATTATTATCATATACAAAAAGTTCAATATAACTTGAGGGAGAAAGAGCTGAAGATGTTTGTGGGGCTTCTATAGAACTTATTAATGAGGTCTCGGCATACGATTGGTATGCAAATTCTATAGTAGGTAATTGATTTATTTCTGTAGCCATTATAATGGGGTTCCTGTTTGTAATTGTATATTTTGTTTTTGAGCGTCTAATAAATCAGTTCTTAATTGAGCTATTTCAGCCTGTAAAGCTATTATTTCTTCTTGGTTAGCTTCAAATCCAACATATTCACTACTCTTTTTAATTAAGTATTCATGGGAATTATTTGCTCCTAATTCAGGTATCTCATAAAACATATCATTATACATACTAAAAAATTCATTGGTTGTAGGTTGTATAGCAATTTGTTCATCAATTGTTTTAACACCTAATTGAGTAAAAGATGTATCTATTACTTTATTATATGAATTTTTATCATATGAAGTAGTAGAAAATGATACTGGTTGGTCCATCATCCGTTTATAACTTTAAAATAATAATCATCATTAAATATTTTAGTAGAACCATTAATATGAGTTTTAATTAAAACTGAGTAATATCTTTCAGGTTCTAATCCACTCATGTAAATATCAAAATAATTACCATTTGAATCAGAACTAATTTGAGTGTAATTATCGTCAAAGTTAACAATAAATTCATTGGTAGCCAAGTCTTTTATGGCATAATATGAACTAGTTGGTAAGTAATTTAAATTAGTAAATAATGATGATGTTTGGTATATTCTAGTTGGGTATAAAGGACTTACATTAATATAAAATCTATTTATACTTTCAGGATAAAATACTCCTGGATTTTCAGCTAAAGACATTTTTAAGTCTGAGGTAGTAACAATACTTCCAGTAGCAGATCCGGTTAATATGGTTTCATAATCTCTCCATCTAAATTCTAAACATGGAGGATAAATGGTATTAGTATCAACACTATAATATTTAAATATAGGTTGAATATTTTGATTAGTTTCAAACTCTAAAGAACTTGTAAGCTTAACTATAAATCCATAATTAGGTATAGTATTATTAATCCATGCATTTGATATGTTACTAACATTAGCTTCAATATCTTTATTGCTACGTAACCCAAAGGATACATCAACTGAACCACTAAATGGTAATTGTGGGGCTACATATCCCGAGACTACGTATCCTGCTACTACATATAAACTTCCTGAAGTATCATAAAACCAATTTCCACCACCTGAACCCCCATATATGTTACTAAATGAGCTAGTGTACTCAATAGATCCTGTTGAGTTTAAATAAATACCTGAGGTGCTCCAAGGACCTGAGCCACTATAATTAGCATATGTCCATGATGCTCCATCTTTTTCTTGGGGATTATCTAAAGTATATCCGGTACCATTGTTCCAAGATTGTGCTAAAGGAAGGATTTCTAAAAATGTATTTTGATTTAATCCTCGAGCCTCGGCTATAAAATTTTTAAAATATACATCATAAGAGCTATTCCCAATTTTATTAGAATATATATCTAAAATTTCTTCCTGGTCGAATAGAATTAAATATCTTGATACTCCAGGAGTACCACTAATATCTATAATATTAGAGGTTTCTAATATAGCATCTAACCCTGTATTCATGATAGGGTACGCAGAATATAGAGTTGTATCTTGGGTTGGAAAGATTTTGTAAACAGCCATTATGGTATTTTGTTATAAATATAATATTATAAAGGAACTACTCTACCTTTAATATCAGTGTCTGGGTATCTAACTTCAAATATACTAGTATCTAGTGATGGATAAATTACATTATTTTGGGTAGCTGCTAAAATATCGTATGCATAAATAGAGTATCCTGAGTTAGTTCCTGATTTGTTTGATATGGTAATGTTTTTAATAGTTTGGACTCCTTTAATTTTATCTAAAAGAATATATAAATCTTTTAACATTATAGGTTGGTTTAATTGCCATTTACTTAAATCAAAATAGTTTTTTAATTCAGTAATACAAGATATTAAAACATCATTATTATTATATTCAGGTAATACTATAATTTCAAAATCAATACCTATATTAATTATAAAAGCATCTTTAATTTCAATATTATCTCCAATCATTCTATATTGAGATAAATATGTTCTTAAATTATTTTTTAATGTAGTTCCAGCATAATCTAATTGTCCATTACTATTTAAAGATAAAACATATAAATTTAATGTTTCTATAGTTGAAATTTGATTATCAGTTAATTTAGGTTGTTCAATATAAACTTTAGAAGCCATACCATAATCTGAAGGCATACTTAAAGCTCTAATTAAATAATCATCTGCTGTAACTGATCTTTGTTGAGACGCTATAAGGGATAAAGAGTTTTGGCGAACTTCTTCTAAAGTATCTCCACCTTTTCCACCAGTTGCAGCTTCAAGATTTAAGGCCGTTAATGAATCAAATACATAATTTGCAGTAACTGGGTTTAAATTTAGTATGGAAAACTTAGTATTACTTTTATTTAAATTATTTAATTGACTAGCAAAAACGTTTGATTGAACTCCACCACCAGATAAATATCTAACTGTTAAAGTCGTGTTAGATGGAGAAATTCCATAAGTATCAGTATACAAAAAATTAACAGGAGAATAAGCTGCGGTTAATTTATCTTTATTAAAAGATAACCCAATTCCTACATTATTAGGATTTGGAACTATTTCTTCAGTAATTGTTTCTGGGGTTCCAGAACCAAATTGGATTTGGAGATTAGAAAGGGAAGTAAAACGAGTTGCAAATCGTGTAGCTACCTTTTTGAGTTTTAATAAATAAGGAGTATTATCGGTTTTATTAGGGTCATTAATATTAGTATTTTTAATTGTATCTAATACCATTTCTTGTCCTAAATGATCTACTTCGTACCATTTATTTCCATCAGAATCAGTAACATCTAATATTTTAATAATATTATTATCTTGGATATTTACTGTTGAAAAGGGTTGTGCTGTTGCAAAATTAAATGTTGCTGTTTTTATTGTAGCAGAAATAGCATTTCTGGTTTTTGATAAAAGAAAATATTGTGGTGCATTACCTGAAGTTTGGTATACTGAAATTTCGGTTGGGTCTAAAGAACTAGAAACTGCAAAATCTATTTTATCTTGAATTAAAAAGTTAGTTCCATTAGGAGATGATATTGTTGTATTTTCATTTACTACTAAAGAATAATCAAAATCGGGCAATGCAACAGATGCTGAAAATTTAGATGGGATTTGTTGATAAAAAGTAATTTTGGTTTGTGCTACACCTGTAGTTTTAGGTTTATAACCAAACATATATGCTAATTCAAATACATTATTTGTTTGTTGAGCATATTGCATAAATGTTTCTTGGAATTGATTATCCAAGTAAAAACTTAAAACATCTCCAACATATGATGCTTGTTCTATAAACATCATCCCTGGGGATGTAGGAGAAAAATCGTTATAAGTATTTGGAAAATATGTTTTTGCATATTCTATTAAACGTGATCTAAATTGAGAAAAATCACGGTTGATATATTTTATATCTCTATTAGTAGGGGTCATAGGCTAAAATTAAAAGTTACAGTTCCATTAACATTAGAATTAACAACATAATATTGTAAATTTATTATTATAGAATTTGGGTTAGAGGGAGATGATAAAACATCTAATTTTTTGATTTTAATCATTGGAAAATATAATTTAATTTTTTGATTTACAAAAGATTCTATATTTGAAAATGTATTGTCGTTTGATTGTTCAAATAAATAATTTCTTAACCCAGCTCCAAAAGTAGGATTAAGGGGAAGTTCCCCGGGATTAGTTAAGAAGTAATTAATTAAATTATTTTTAACGGCTTCATTAGTGTTATATGTTGAAGAAAATATCCCCGGATTAGAAAAAGGAATACTAATTCCTAACCCAATATTTGGATTTAAATCATTTGGATTAATCTGTTGGGGATTAAATGCCATTATTTAGTGTTTAAAAGTCCCATTATTTGATCCATGCCTAATTCACCAGATCCTAAATTACCATTTACAGGATCACCGTGTGGTCTAAATGAGGGTTGAGCATCTTGTGAGGTAAAACTTAAAGCTGTTTCACCTAATGCTTCAGCATATTTGGATCTAAAGTCTATTGATGGGGGAGCATAAGATGGTTGTGAAGATATAGAAGGGGGTATATAAGATTCTCTAACTATTTGTTTAGGTGATTTTAATGCTTCTAATAAAATATCCTTCAATTCTTCTTGAATTGCTTCTCTTACTGCTTCTTTAATTAATTTTTTAAAATCTGTGGTTTTCATACGGTTATAAATATAGGGTTAATCGGCTTTTAAATCATTTTGTTGAATATAGAATACAAGTTCATCTATTAATATTTGATCAATTGAGCTAAATGAAAATTCTCCTTTTAACATTACTACACCTGATTTATTTCTTGCTATAGCTCTTCGACGTTTTAAGGAGTTATTTGTTATTTCAGTTTCAACACCCATTTCAAATCCATTTACATTTGTAACTACTGGGGATAATTGTTGGGATTGTTGGTTTGTTAATGCCGTTAATTCTGTTGATACTTGTAATTGGGATTGGGGGGTGTCTGGGTAACAATATTGGGTTAAAAGATCTAATAAACTTAAAAAATCAAGCACTTGTGCTAATGCAAGCTTAAGTAAAGTAAGTATAGATAAAAGAGAGACATTTGCTACATTAATTTTTGATATTAATTGGCTTAAAATTTTAATTGTTTTTTGAATTGTATTGATTATACTAATAGGGATACCTACTCCTGATATTGCTGTTGGGGTTGGTATTTGTTCTAAAACTTTAAGCCCTATAGCTGCTGGTCCAAGTATTTTTTCTGATTGGGCTAGTAAATCAGTAGTTGAATTTATGACTTTTAAGGTTTGATTTATTTTTTTAACTAATTTATTTTTAGTAGATATTATTTTAGTCATCTCATCTTGAGTAGGGCAAGAAATTAAATCTTTTATTTCATCAAACACAGCCTTAGGGTCAATTTTAGCTTTTTCTGCTAATTTTTGAACTTCACTAATCCCATATTTTGCAATTAAACCTAATAATAATGGAATAACGGTTGCTTTTAAATCATTTATAGATACATTTAATTTTTTTTGCATTGTAAATTCAAATGTAATATCTTTAGTAGCATATTTTTCTACAGTAGAAGGAGAAAATCTTAAAAGATCTGTAATTTCTTTTTTTAGGTTAGATTCATTTGGATTTAATTTAATAATTCCTAAATTAAATTTAAGATCCCCAGTTGAAGTATATGGGATTGATTTTAATTGAGAATATTTTAGTTTACGAAAACTTAGTGGGAATTTAGAAGGATCTAAACCTGTATCTAATAAAGAGGGTTGTTTTAGAGTAAACTCTCCCTTTTTATTAGTTCTATTTGTATCAAAATATAAATTAGTAACTGTTGTTCCAGATAAAGGTTCATTAGTTGTAGAATCTACAACTATACCACTTATCTCAAATAATTTTATTTTTTCAGGGGGTTTAGGAATTGAACCTGTTGGGGAAATATTCGGAAGAGATATACCTACTAAAGATAAAACGTCTGCTAAATCTATTTCAAGCGCTATATTCATAGATCCTGTATTCATAGATCCTGTATTCATAGATCCTGTATTCATAGATCCAGATTCATTAGTTGTTGTATGTAAAGACATTATATTACTTTTGTAGATTTAGATTTAAGACTATTATTATTTAATGATTCCATAATAGAATCTAAACATATAATAACATTTCCCGCGATTGAATTATATGATGTTGAAAGAACACCTTCGGGCCAATTTCTTTCAACTTGAAGAATTGTAGCTAAATCTTTAATGGCAAATGTTAAATCTCTTAAAATCTCAATAGTATCATCACCTAATAAAATTGATTGTTTTGCATCCTTAGAACCTAACCTAATATCATTTGAGCTTATATAATTTGAAGTTGCATCAATATTAACCCCACCACCAGTAGATAAACCTATAGATTTATCAGCACTTAATAATACACTGTCGGATGAGGCATTTATTACTATTCTATTTGAATTTAATGCTATTTGTGGTAGAGTAAATAAACTTGGAGCAATTGGTTGGGTCTTATATGATTGATATAATTCACTTGCAACTTTAAAATCTTTTAATTGTTGATATGAAGTTAAATAAATTGAAGATAAATCCTTTCTAATATTTTCAGTTATAGGAATCCAACCTTCATTACTAGATGGATGATGTTGTCCGTTTCTAATTATTGTAATAGGGTCACCATTATTTCCTGTTGATGACCAATTATTTAAAATTTCGGGGATTGAAGAAGCATCGGTGGAGGTTTTTGATGTGCTCCCAAAACGAATACTTTGACCATTTCTACCCTCAAACATTACATCCCCAGCAAATGGTAATAAAGGGTGAATATCTGTTTTTTCAACAAAAGTATTTTGTGATGGGTTTGGATAATATAGATAATTTAAGTTTATATCCGTTGATCCATCTTCTACTCTTCTTACATAACCAACATCTGTTTTATTATAATCATTTTGTTGTTGGGCTGAAAGTGAGTTAATTTGGGTTGCTACATCTAATTTTGGGGAAGCATTATGGTGTGGGTGATTCCAAATACTTACTGGGTTAAAATAGTAATTTATATATTGTAAGTCTTTATTATCATCAGTAAATTTACTAGGGATTTTTACTATTAATACTAATTCATTAGATAAAGGGAAG